TCCTTGGATTCTGCGAATTTGTAGGTTGCCCAGAGCCTCCTACGCCACCTCCTCCACCACCTCCTCCAGGTTGTGTACCTAACCAAGGAGATACTTGTGAAGTCGGCGGTTATGGCCCTGGCGGCGAGTGCGTTAGACTGGGTACCGTAAACTGTGCAGGTAACTGTGTTAACTTGGGAGGCATTATTTGCTAACAAAACGATTTGCGTTTGTTGTTGAAGGCGATGTGTTCTTAGTCATGGATTTACCCGATCAGCCTAGTGAAATTAGTACGCGAAATTGGGACAGATGGATTGCGGCATTTAGCTCCGATCCATCAGTCATCAATATTGACCGCTACCCTACCGTGGACAAAACGCACCTATATAAAGATGGAATTTTTTATTCTGATTCTGAAATGTTGTATCCGGCCACAGAAGTCGAGACCGTTTCAGAGGATATCTGTAGAGTAGCTGTAGTTGTTGATGAGGATGTGGTAGGGACGATTACTTATGTTAAAGAGGATATGAATCCAGAAGATTTTTATAGAATTCAGGCTGGTCTATCCTCTGGTGCTCGCGTATTTCCCTGCTCCTCAGAGGTTTCTATTGGTTGGGTGCATGACGGAACCGCCTTTTTACCCCCCATTAATTAAATAGGGTACACTATACGCATGTCTGCATGGAAAGAATATAAACAAAAACTTCAAGATATGAAGGAAGCTCAAGGAGAAACTAGACCTTGGCATCTTTTAAATAAAGATAATTACACTACCGACGCTATAGCTGAGCTTAGATTTAACATTTGTAAGAGTTGTGAATTTCTTACAAAATCTACAAATCAGTGTAAAAAATGCGGTTGCTTAATGCACCTAAAAACTAAATTAAAACTTGCGGAATGTCCCGTAGGAAAATGGTCTAAAACAGAAGATTAAGAGGGCGTATATGTTTAATCCAAAAGTAGTACCAAATTTTCTCTCTAAAGAGAGCTGCGAGTATGTAGTAAGCACTGTCTCCAAAGTTGATACCTGGGAAGGTGCCGGCAATGATTTTTGGTCTAATAGGGCTTTAGGACTTCCCAACCTTAGAAGAAACATAGACCCTAAAGTTGCAGATATTGTTGCCGAAGCCACTATAAAAGTTAAAAACGCCATCATGTCTGAATACGGCTTAGATAAAGAAGTCTACGCAGACCTTACTCAAATTATTCGTTGGTTTCCCGGCATGGAGCAACCTCCTCACGCAGACGACATGACTAATACAGAACATAGAGGTTTTGAACATAGAGTATTTGGAGCAATAATTTATTTAAATGATAATTATTCTGGAGGTCATACGTACTATCCGGAGCATAACTTTGAGGTTATACCACAAGCTGGAAACTTAGCTATACACCCCGGAGATCCGGAACATCTTCATGGCGTAACTAAAATAGAAGATAACACTAGGTACACAATTGCTTCTTTTTGGACTTTTGATAAATCTAAAGAATATGCGTTGTACTAATGCATGAAAAAATACTTATTTCTGTTGCTTCATATAGAGAAATAGAATTAGAACATACTGTTCGTTCTTTTTATGAAGACGCTAAGTATAAAGATCGTATTTTATTTTCTGTAGTATCTCAAGACTACGAACATCCAGATCTTTCATTTATACCTACCTTAAATCTAAGATATCTAAAAGTAAATCCAAAAGAAACCTACGGTTTAACTTGGGCACGGTCTCTATCAGCAGCTATGTTTAGCGACTACGATTATGTTCTTCAGATAGACGCACATATGTTTTCTGTAAAAAATTGGGATGTAGACATAATAGAGGTGTATAAAAAAGCAAAGGAAAAATTTAATTCTCCCGTAGTTTTGAGCGCATACCCAGCAATGTATAAAAGATATTCTAATGGAGATAGAGAAAAAGGACCAGTTTTAAGTATGTCTCATGCAGTATTAGATGGCGCTCATTTTAGAAATTGGCCTAAGCATAAAGAAGCAGAAGACTTAACAGAGCATCATTATATACAAGGAGCTTGTGTTTTTTCTGAAAAAGAATTTTTATTAGAGGTGCCTCAAGACCCAGAATTAGATTTTTTTTGTGATGAAGTGTGCTTAAGTATAAGAGCTTTTTATCACGGATACCCCATAGTTTTTTTTAATAACCCCGTATTTTTTCATTTTTACTCGCAAGATAGAGTAGCTATACAAAGTAATGTAAAACCGTGGAATGACGGCCACCCCAAATTAAGCATGTTAAATGATACCTCTAGGGGAAACAAATTTATACGTGGAGAGCTTCAAGGTTTTTATGGTGTTCCTAAAAAAACTATAGATGAGTTTTGTAAATTAACCGGGTACATAATTCCCTTAGACATAAGAGAAATAGGGGTGCCAAAATATGATTAATAAAGATACCACTGTTCCAACACAAACATTAGTTGTCGTACCACAACCAGGTATAGACAAAGAAGATATTAATAAACTTTTAATACCCCTAACAGAAATTAAAAAAAGAGACTGGTTTACTTCGCACTTTTACTATTGCCTTCCCCTCTCTATAGGAAATATTTATGGATTTATAGTAAAAGCTGAACGAGATATAACAGTTCATTGGAATGGGGAAGAGTCTATTCACGGCCTTGTAATAAATCAAAAACACGAAGACTCTAGATGTCAACGATTTGATGGTCATTTTGGTTCTGGGATACTAACAATTCAAAACTTATGGCATTACCGAACTCCACCTGGAGTAAATTTAATGACCATAACTCCCCCTAATTTTCCTCAACACGGGCTTATGCATATGACTGGGGTAATAGAGACTGATAATCTTAGTCGTGACTTTACCTTTAATTTAAAAGTTACTAAACCTAACATTTATGTGACTATAAAGGCGGGAGATCCTATAGGAGCTTTTATCCCAATACCTAGATATTTTGCGGATCGTTTTACAATCAAATATGCAGACGAACTGTTTACTCCTGAAGAAATTGATTTAGAGTACAAGACCGGAGCCGAATTAGCTAGGCAACGGCAACAAGAGGACATACTGAAGCCCCACGCAGCTGGAAGAAAGTATTTCAAGGGTACTGATGCCTGGGATAACCCTTTTCCGGATCATCAAAAGAAGTAAGTTTTGTAAACCCTATAGGCTGGGTATTTTAGAGATATACTTCAAATATGCGTGGAGAACAAAGAGAAGGCCGATTTAGCATCCAACACGAACGCGGATCTATCATATCGGGAACTACTAAAGAGGTGGTTCGTACTGTAGGGTATGAAATTGATTGGTGGCTCTATGATCAAGATACCTCTGTTGTAGACCCCATATATGATGTGGGAAGCAATACGGGGGGCAGGCGTTGGCATGGCCCACATACTATCCCCGTAGTAAATGCAGCCCTATTTCAGGGCGTTACCGTTCAGAGTGAACGAGGCTTCTACAACACGGACGTTCTTCGTGTAACCATAAACATGGACATAGTAGACGGCTCAAGCCTTTCTGGTGGAGAATCCAGGGCAATTCCAGAACTTCAATACCTGCCTACTAACCCAGATGCGTATCTTAGGGATAGAATAGTCTTCCGAAATCAGGTGTTTACGGTCAAGCAGATATTCCCTAAAGGAATTATTACCGACGACTATACCCTGTTTACAATTGATTGTAATCAGGTTAACCCTGAAGAACTAATAAATGACCCACAGTTTCAAGAGTATGCTAACTACACTGCTTTTGTTTCTAAAGATAACAGAGGATAATATATATGGCTAAACAAGGACCTTGCTGGGACGGATACGTTCAAGTAGGATTTAAAACAAAAGATGGTAAAAAAGTCCCTAACTGTGTGCCGGAAGGTAAGGGCAAAGACAAAGTACCGGCCTCTAGAAAGAAGAAAAAATAATGTGCGCTGTCTGTGGATGTGGTAAGAAAAAGGGCGAACCAGGATACGGAAAAGGCAAAAACAAGAATAAGAGCCTTTCTCCAAAACAAAAAAAGATTGCTGCTGCGGCAAATCCTAAAGGAAAGATAACCGGGGCTGACTTTAAAACCCTTAGATCTAGAAAGGGTATGTAACGATGTGCGCTCTGTGCGGATGTGGTAAGAAAAAAGGTCAGGCTGGGTTTGGAAAAGGCCCTAAGACAAAAGCCAAAGGCAAAGCTTGTACCTGTGGTACTTGCAAGTCTTGTAAAGCAAAGAAGAAGAAATAATGTGCGCCACCTGTGGCTGTATGCGGCCAAAAGACAAGCACGGAGAAAAGACCTTATCTGCTGCCAATAAAAAGTACGCTAAGAAGAAAAAAGCTGCTAAGAAAAAGGACAAAAAATGACAGATTTGCCTATGGTCAAAAAGCCCTGCGACTGCGATAATTGCGCTTGCGAGGCAGAAAAAAAGAAGTAAAAGAAGTAATGATTTAACCCCCCAAAAGGGGGTTTTTTCATTTATCCTTGTTTTTGACGCCGGGGAAACCCGGAACCCTGCTGCTTTACCCTGCGCCTTCTGATGGAGGATTTATGATTTCACTTATTAACCGGCTTAATCGGGCTGAGTCCCAAGCCGATAAAGAAGAGTTTGTTCGCGGTTTAGCTAACCTCAAAGACACTAAGAAGCCACTTCTTGTGGGTCTTGTTGCAGGGTATCTACTCTCGAATAGGCTCAGTAAAAAGTGAACGCACTATCTAAATTCCTAACTACCACCTATGCATCAGCTGTCGCGGATACAGTAGCTAACCTTACTCTTAAAGTTAGAGCGCAAGCCTTAGATATGGGCTGGCCAGCTGAAGTTGCAAGGCGATTAGTCATAGAATATGTAGACGGCGAGTACGTCGTCCAATACCCAGAAGATGCAAAAGAATCTGTTTTAGGGTTGGAATACGGCAATCAAAAAACCCCTCCACTTCCAGCAATGCGAACCTTTATTCGTAGCATTAAAGATACGGGCATGCAAGAAGAAGTAGAAAAGCATCTAAAGCGGACTAGGCTAATCTAATGCCATATATAATTAATGAGGATAAGGCTCTTAAAAGCTTACTTACTGGAATTACAGTATCTGATTCTGGAAACCCCAATAGACCAGTGGGGGTTTGGTTTGGACAACCAGACACCGAAATTAGAGCTCAGAGTTACCCATATATAACAATAGAATTGGTGGGCATATCAGAAGCTTTTGATAGAGCGCATCGAGGATTTGTACCTTATCCATATATTCCGGAGGGTGCAAATACCGAAGAAGAGTATGAGGGCTGGTATGCAATACCAGTAAACTTAGACTATCAAATAACTACTTACTCACGTCAACCTAGACATGACAGGCAAATTATAAACGCCCTGTTTGCTCCAGGAAGACTTCCACTTAGATTCGGACTCTTAGAAATCCCTGAGGATAGCACTGTACGCAGGGTTGATATACTAGGGTTCGTAAAACGAGATACTACTGAACAAGATAAAAGACTGTTTAGTAATGTCTATAATGTTCAAATTAGCTCGGAATTCCTCCCAGCAGAGTTGAACCAGATTTACCAAGTGCTAACGCCACCAGACATCACACTAAACTCGCAATTTACAGATTTTGAACCAATCGAAATATAAACTCGGAACCCCTCGTAAAAACCTAACTATTAAGGAGTAAAATCGAATGGCTACATACAGTAGACCAGGCGTCTTTATCCAAGAAGTCGAACTTCCTCAAGAAGTCGCACTAGCGGATGTAGGAACTGCAGCTGGAGCCCTGGTAGGCGCTCTATCTCGTGGACCTGTTAATCAACCAGTGCTTCTTAACTCTTGGACACAGTTTGTAAAAACTTTTGGATCTCTTGAAGACGCATATCCAACCACATGGGCAGCCTATAACTTTTTTGCTAACGGTGGCCGTCAGCTATACGTAAAGCGAGTTGTAGGAAGCTCCTCAGCTTCAGCATCAGTAATATTAACTGATCGTGCTCAAGCTGGTCTTAACACCCTTTCTATTTCTGCAGCAAACGCAGGAGCTTGGGGAAATGATCTTTCTGTAGAAGTATTAGCAGCCGGAACAGCTACTCGCTTTACTTTAGCTGTGTATGGCGCTCCAATTACAAGCGCTGCAAATTCAAATATATTAGAGCAGTTTACTGATCTAAGCATGGATTCTACAGATCCACGTTATGTAGTTTCAGTAATTAACGCCTCTTCAGCTTACGTACGTGCTGCAGATCTAAATTCAGCGTCTGTTTCTCCAGATGATATGCCAGAAGTTGATGGCCTAAAATCTCTAAGCGGCGGTGCAAATGGAGCAGCTCCAACTCGAACCAACTACTCAGATGCATTAAGTACATTTGATGCTATTCAAAATCCACTTCTATTTACAATTCCTGCAGCTGCATACATTTACACTCCTGCTGGAACTACTCAAGAGCGCACTCTTGCTGTAAATATTTATGGAGATTTAATTAATTATTGCGAACTACGTGGAGACGCGTTCGCTATAGTTGATGTTCCAGTAGGTCAGACAGTCAATGAAGCTAAAACCTTTATTACAGATGTAAAGGCTGCGGCTCCAGACTCAGATGGAGGATGCGCTGCGGTTTATTACCCATGGCTTGTTATCCCTGACACTTTGCGTGCAAGCGGAGGAGCTACTAGAACTCAAGCTCCTGCAGCAGCAATGATGGGTCAATTCTTAGCTACAGACGCTTCTCGTGGTGTATTTAAGACCCCAGCTGGTCTTACAAACCGAATAGCTTTAGCAGTTGCTACCGAACGTCAACTAACAAATGCTGAACTAGATTCTCTTAATACTGGAACTGCGCCAATTAACGCAATTCGCCAAGTGCCAGGAAATGGAATTGTTGTTATGGGTGGTCGCACACTTAACAACACCCCAGGTGATCGCTACATAAATGTACGTAGATCGCTAGTCTACATAAAGAAAGAGCTAACTGATCGAAGCTCTTTTGCAATATTTGAGAACAATAGCGAACGTCTATGGTCTCAAATCCGTGTTGCTTTAGGCTCTTTCTTAAGAGGTTATTGGCAACAAGGTGGTTTACGTGGAGCAAGCCCAGATAAGGCTTACTACGTAAAGGTAGATGCAAGTACAACAAGCCAAGCAGACATTCAAAATGGCCGTGTCAACATTGAAGTTGGCGTTGCTCTTGAGTACCCTGCTGAGTTTATTGTAATCAAACTTGGTCAGATTACCGGAACAGCTACGGCTTAAGGAGATAAATAATCATGCCCGTAAATAACACCCTCAGTACCCTCTTAACCGATCCGGTACGTAATTTTAAGTTTGTGGTAGAATTTCTTCCACAGGTTAATGATGCTAAGTGGGGCGCTTCTTTTGGAAAGATGGGTTTCGTATCTCTTTCCGGTCTAAGCGTCACTACTGAATCAATTGCATACCGCGAAGGCGGCTACAACACCAACTTTCACCAGATTCCTGGTCAGAGCTCTTTTACCCCAATCACCCTTTCTAAGGGAGTAATGTTAGGTAACGATGCTCACGCTCGTTGGATGCGTCGTCTATTTTCAGTCTTAACACCAAACGCTACGAGCGGTATTGGTGCAGACTTCCGCTGCGATCTAGATATCGCTGTACTTAGCCATCCAAATCCAGCAGCGTTTGCTAACTCATCATCAACTAGTGCAGCAGATACTGCCTATGAGCAACACGCATCTATGCGTTTCCGTGTAAACAACTGCTGGATTACTTCATTGTCTTACAGCAACTTGGACGCCGGAGCTAGCACACTAATGGTTGAAGAACTTACTCTAGTGCATGAAGGCTTTGATGTAACCTTTGGCAAAGCTACAGTGCCTGCATATGGTCCTGGAAGTTCTGCACAAAAACTATCAGACACCACAGTAATCTCAGCTCTTTAATAATTAACGAAAAGGTAAACTAAATGTCTACAGAAACTATCAGCGCAACAAACAACCCTGCTCTAGCTAATAAACTAGCGGCACAAGCACTTTCTGAGCAGGAGGTAGCGGCACCAGCCCCTAAGGTTGAAACTCCGTTACCTCCTGATACTCAGGTAGAACTACCTGGTGGCTTAACTGATCCTTTTGAAGGGATCATAACTACCGCAGAAATACGAGAACTGACAGGAACTGACGAAGAAATAATTGCTCGAATTGGTGATCCTGGAAAAGCTCTATTATCCATACTAGAAAGAGCGACAGTAAAAATTGGCGATAAACCAGCCGATAAAGAAACATTAGATGCTCTTTTAGCTGGAGACAGAGAAGCACTACTTTTAGCTATTAGAGTTGCCACATTTGGTCCAGAAGTGACTATTGGTCCTGTATGTCCCGATTGTGGAGAAGATCAAACTTTTAAGATTGATCTCACATCCGATGTAAAAATTAAAAAGTTAGAAAAAGAAGAAGATAGGTCATTGATAGTTGATTGCAAAGTTGGAAAGGTAAAAATAAATTTACCAACTGGCGGTGCTCAAAAAGCACTAGTTAATGCAACCAACAAAAATGCAGCTGAACTAGACACTATTCTTTTAAAGAGCTGTGTCGAATCTATCAATGGAATGCCTATTTTAAATGTTCAACAAATTAAGGATTTAAGCTTAAAAGATCGTAGAGATCTAATAAAGCATATAACAGACCGCAACCCAGGCCCACAACTTAGTGAAATCAAAAAAACTTGCTCCGCTTGCGATTCGGAGGTATCGCTGCCACTGACCCTGGCAGATTTGTTTCGAGAGTGAGACAAGTTACGAGCTGGTTATAGAAGCGTATAGTTTACTAACGCACTATTATCCAGGATGGACTTTACAGGACATCAAGTCCCTATCTTTTAGGGAAAGAATGATTTGGTTAACTAAAGCAGTTAATAGGCCTAAGGCGGTGAAGTAATGGCAGTCCCACCCGGTGGACAAAACATGGTCGGTGCTTCCGACAACACTTTTGGACAAATGCCAGGTATCCTGGAAAAAGTACTGTCTAAAGGTGATACTGGGCTGCTCAAACTTGTCGCACACACCGATAAAATAAATAAAAATTTAAAACAGGCCGCTGAGTATGTAAACAAAATTTCTAATGGCGGAAAAGGTGGCGTTGGCGGTCAAACTTTAGGTCTTGCTAGTTTTGGAAGTGGGACCCGCAACCAACAGATTGGCGTAGGTCTTGGAGTAGTTGCAGCTGGAACTGCAGCAATAGGTATGAGTATGGCGCCAAATACTATGGCGGCAGTAACTCAAAGAATGTACGCAGATTCCATGGCTGGACTCAGCGGAATGGGCGCTACAAGTTTAATTTCTCAATCTAATCGTTTAGTTGGCGGTGGCGCAACTAGCGCTATGGGCCCAACAGCTGCTGCAGCAGCGCTAGGTTATCAAGGCGGATATTTAGCCAATACCCTAAGCTCTAAGCGAATAATGCAACAACTTGGGGGTATGTCGGCAATAACCGGTTCCTCTAACGAACAAGCTGCTGGCGCATTTGCTGGAATAAATGCAATGACTTTCTTGCGAGGCGGTATTCGTGCTCGTGACAGTAAGGGAAATTTAGTAGCCCCTAATCAACTAATAAATCAAGCTTATGGCTTTTTATATGGCGGACGCTCCATAACTAAAGAACAAGCAATGATGGTTCTTAACCCCGGTTCAAAAGGTTATGCAACCTTGATGCAACTTTCTGGAGGAGATCCAGAACTTATGCGTCAACTACAAATGGGAGTTATTGCTCGTGCAAGTAAGGGCAAGAATTTATCTAAAAAAGATTTGTCTGACCCTAACCGAGCTCTTGATCTTATGGGTGTTGGTAAAGAAAGCCCAATAAGATCTCAGTTCCGATACAACACGTCTGAGGCCCGTAAGCTTGAATCAACAGAAGCTGGTTTAGTGGGTGGATACAACGTAGGTCTTCGTACTACGGCATCCGTCAACGATGCGTTTAGCACTATGGCTGACATATTAGGTCCAGTCAATGATGGATTAATGACCCTAAAAGGTATTTTACAAACTATGCCTGGGGCTGGAAATACGGGAGCAACTTTATCAAGCTTAGGCGGTATGGCCATGGGTGCAGGCGCCAGCGCACTGCAACTAGGATTAACTGCAAGAATGCTTGGTGTCGGTGGCGCTAAGGGATTTATGGGAACAGGTGCTTTAGCTGCGGGCGGAACAGCAGCAACTATGGGCGCTGGAACAGGAGCTGCTATTGGAGCTGGAACTACTGCTACTGGTGCAGCTGCTCTTACTAAAAGACAAGCTCTATTAAAATTATTAAAATCTTCAAAAGGCAAACTTACAATAGGAAGCATTGCCGCACTATTAGGTACTAAAGCTCTTGATTCTTTATTTGGAGATAAGGTAAGTTCAGGCGTTCGTTCTGCCGGACTTAATGCAGCAGGGGTTGGAAGTTACGCATTAACCGGTGCAGCGATAGGAAGTTTTCTTCCTGGGCCTGGAACTGCACTCGGTGCGCTTATTGGAACAGGTATTGGGTTAGGTAAAACTCTTTTAGGCGGAGGAATGGGTGGAGGAGATTGCAATCATGGAAACATGGGTTGTAGTCATGGAATAGGTGGAGACGGCGACTCTTCTGGAAAAGTATTTCAACCTCCGGTTCCAAAAGGAACACCCGTGAGTTCTCCTTTTGGGCCTCGTCCAGATGCAGCAAAAAGAAATCCGGGCATTAGCTCTAATCACACCGGTATTGACTACGCAGTTGGTGTAGGCAGTCCTGTAGCTGCAGCTGCAGATGGTATTGTAAGTGAAACTGGAACTCATCGTCAATATGGCTATTATGTAATTGTAAAGCACGCAAAAAAATCAACTTTGTATGCTCACTTAAGTAAGATACTTGTCTCTAAAGGGCAAAAAGTAAAACAAGGTCAAGAAATTGCTAAGTCTGGCGGTAAAAGAGGTGCTCCAGGAGCGGGAAGCTCTACCGGTCCACACCTTCACTTTGAGGTTAGAGATCACGGCGGTGTTGGTGCTCAAGGACGTCAAGATCCCAAAGGACTCTTTGGAAGAGCATTTTCATTTATAAAACACATTGCTGGAAAAGCATTTAGTGGTTTAAAAAACATGGCAGGCAGAGTTTTTGGAATTAATAATGACATTAAGACTTCCGGCTCTAGTTCCTCACTAGACAGTGACTTATCTTTGCCAATATCTAAAAAACTAAGCAGCCCCGCTATCTCTGACCTATTGCGGATGTTCAGTGGGGGACCCGTAAATCGTGAAAGAATGGTCAGTGGTTTAAACGTTAATAGTAAAAAATATAGGGATAACTTTAATACTTCGTATGATGAAACTCCTTCAGGAATAGCTGGAGGAAGTCGATCTGCTCTTATGAAAATGCTTTATGAAGGGGGCTTTAGAGGAGATTCTTTAAAAACAGCCTTTGCAGTAGCTTTAGCAGAATCTGGTGGAAGACCGGGAGCTGTGGGAGACGAGCATTTAGCAAATAAAAAATGGGGAAACAGTTATGGAATTTTTCAGATCCGTTCTTTAAAGGATTGGAGAGCATACAACGATCCCTATAGAGATGCTACTCGTCTTCGTGACCCACGTTACAATATCCAGTCTGCTTGGGTAAAAAGTAAAAAAGGAACTAACTGGAGACCCTGGGAAGCTTACAACACCGGTGCTTTTACTAAGTTCTTAGACGATGCAGAGACTGTAGCAAGAAAAACTGGCATAGGTGGCGGCGATGGTATGGGGTCTGCTGGACTTTCTTCCACAGAAACCGGAGGTTCTAGCACCGCTGTAATGCGAGGAAATGCTACCTTGAACTCTAACTCAAAGGTAAATGTTTCGGTAAATATGAATGTTCAAATTGCAAGAGCATCTGTATCTGAGGCTAATAAATTAGCAGACGATGTGTTGAGAAGATTAGAACAAAAACTTAAGTATGGGGAAGGAATTGGTAGTTACTAATGGCATATGAATATGTAGACAACTCTAGCTTACAAAATGCCTCATCCCTATATTACTGGACTGTTATTACAAAAGAAGAAATTGGAACCGGTGGCAGCAGTCCAGAAGATGGATATGTTGCAATAACTAGCCCATCTAAAAGAGTAAATTTAAAGCATGAAGTAAAATACTATATTCGTGTGTACAAACTAGTGTCCGGAATACCACAAATATTAAATGACAATAATGTTCAAGTAGCAATACCACAAAGTTATAGAGATTCTGTTGCTAATGACGTAACTATTGGCACCATTAATAGCACGAACGAAGAAAACCTATTATTTCAAGATAAAAACTTATTTTACGTAGGATTTAAAGGAAAAAGAACTGGGTTTACTTTTACCCCCAAATTTTTAGTTACATTAAAGCCCAACAGTGATGAAAATAATAGTTCAGTGTCTTTAGAAGTTTTTCCTGCAACTGGAATAAGTGGCTTACCAAGAACAATTACTTTTACTGAGGGCAATGTTGCTTCACAAGTACCTCAAAACATAAAAGATGAGGCCGCTGTTGGTAGTCTACAAGATCTTATTACTCGTGACACCTGTGCAAAACCTAACAGATGGGTAGCGTTAGTTCTTAAAGATACGTCAAATGGCAGACACGTTTATGTAAAAACATATGCGTTAGATGGGTCATTTGTTAGTCAAGAGTATATTGGAAAAGATGGCGGATCTAATCCAGACAAAATAAATCATTATGAAATTGGTAGAAAAAAAGTAATTAGGTTAAAAGCGCAAGAGTGTTTTTCTGATGACGACCCAGCTGTCCCAGACACCGCTGTGACTCCACCACCTAATCTAGATAGGGTTAGGTATAACCCACCTAATCACTATGTCACTAGAAGTATTGCTCATGGAGAACGAACTAGAGAGCAATTAAATAGCAATGGTCGAATTATCACTTCTGTTGTAGATGCACAAGAAGCGTTGTCTAATAGAAACAATCGTCTAGGAAAAATATATCAATCTACTGATGGCGCAAAAGCTCTTAATAAAAAAGATAAAACGGGTAAGCAGCCTATTTGGGGATTTAAATTTACTTATAATCCCACCACCATAGAGTACGGCACTACAACTAATACGTCAATTGACTGGATGTTAAATAGCAAAGATCCTGCAAACCTATTAGGAGGAAATACTTCAGTTTCTGTGTCTTTATATTTAAATCGTATAGTAGATATGACAGAGCTTAAAAATTGGAGTGGTGGATCTTACACTAAAAACTATCCTAGAGCCCTTACGCCGGAAGAAGTTGAAGGAATTTTAAGACGTGGTACTGAGTACGACCTTGAATTTTTATATCGAGTATTGAATGGAAGTCCTGGAAAAACTGCTCTTTTAAATTACCCGGGAGAAAGTTCAGATTTTGGATATATTACCGGTACGCCATGTTGGTTCCACATACATGATAATTTAAAATACTATGGTTCTTTCGCTTCTTTAAATGTAAGTCATGTAATGTTTACTCAAGAAATGGTTCCTATGCTTTCTAAAGTAGATATCTCCTTTATTCGTTACCCATCCCTTGAGCTTGGCCCAACAGCAATTAAAGAGGGCTGGCAAAAACAAGCACAAGCTAACGCATCTACCGGAGAGGAGCCTACTACATCATGATAGAAAGAGTGTCTCGATACTACGATGGTCCCTTAGCCCAGATAAAATACAAATACACAAGCAACTATACTATCTCGGTATTTCGAAAATTTTCAAAAGAAAAAAAAGTAGACTATATTGAATATACTTGGGTAGATGGAGATAGTTTAGGTCAGCTAGCTGATTATTTTATTGGTGGGTCCAAATACTGGTGGGAAATTATGGAGATAAATCCAGAAATTTCAGATCCTTTTAAAATACTTCCGGGAACTATTATAAGGATTCCTTATGACGGAAAATAATCCTCAAAAAAATTACGTATATGAGTCTACAGCTCGATACTCTACCTTTAAAGTAGAGTTCCCTAAAAATCCTAATTTTGAACTGAATTTAGTGGGTGCTGAATTATATCAAGATACAGAGCAGCACGATCGATTAGTTCTTCATTTTAAAGGAAAGCCAGAGTCTAGAGAGACTTCAATTTTTTCTGAAGATCCAGTAAAATTTACGTATACAACTGACAGAGTTAAATCAGAATTTTTAGGGTACGTCTATGAAATTATTCCTAAAGACGATGCGGACTCAAACAATACCGATATAGTTTGCCTGTCTGCGTCTTATTATTTAAAGAATACAGATCAAAAAATATATAAAAATGTTACTGCAGATCAAGTAATAAGTAAAATTGCAGCAAAAAATGGTATGAAAGCCGTTACTCAAAGACACCCACGTGTAAGAAAAATGATTGTAGCTGCTGGTCAAAGT